ACGGCCCTGCACCAGATCGGGCACGCGCTCGGCATGCTGCACGAGCACCAGAGCCCGTACGCGGGCATCCTCTGGGACGACGAGGCCGTCTACGCCGAGCTGGCGGGGCCGCCGAACCACTGGAGCCGGGAGCGGACGTTCCACAACATCCTGCGCAAGCTGGACACGGACGAGGCCAACGGTCCGGTCTGGGACCCCCAGTCGATCATGGAGTACCCGTTCCCGTCGGGGCTGATACTGGAGCCGGAGCACTACCGTGCGGGCCTGCACCCGCCCGGCACCCTCTCCGCCGCCGACAAGGAGTTCGCGCTGCGCTGGTACCCGCCCGCCGGCCGGCCGGGGCCGCTGGTGCCGTTCCGTTCGGTGCCGCTCGGCCTCGGACCGGGCGAGCAGGCCGACTTCCGCCTCGATCCGCCGGAGACCCGGGAGTACACCGTCGGCGCGTTCGGCGACAGCGACGCCGTCGTCGTGGTCTTCGAGGAGCGTGGCGGGGAGCCCCGCTTCCTCGCCGGCCACGACGACGGGGGAACGCCCCGCAACGCCACGATCAGGGCCCGTCTCGTCAAGGGCCGCCGCTATGTCGTCCGGGTGCGCCTGTACTCCTCGTGGGGTGCGGGCGAGACGGCGGTCATGTGCTGGTGACCGCACGCACCCGTCCACGACCGGCCACAGTCCGGCGCCGGGGGACGGCCGGGGACGTCGCCTTCGGGGGACAGTGTCGCTTAGACACTGATCTGAGGTGATGTCCCCAGCCCACGGGCCCGCTACCTCGGGGGGAGGTAGCGGGCCCGGTCATGTTCAGGGATGAGGCTATGGGTGGGTGATCTCGTCAACGAGGTCCAGTACGTCTCCGAGGCGGCCGCGCAGCCGCTCGACCATGAGGATGAGACCGCCGGCTTCCAGCTGCGCGAGGTCTTCGGCGCGCGCGTAGGCGAGGGTCCGGCGGGCGTAGTCGATGCGTGCGAGCTGGGAGTCGGTGAGGGTTCCGGTGGTGCGGGACGTCTCATCGGTCATGTCGTGCCACCTGCTGGTTTGCTGGATCCGGACGGTGTACCCGCCGGTAATCGTTGGGTAAACACTTGCACATTGCAATGAGTCGAACGCGGCATCACTCGAACGAGTGTCCTATTTACCGCGTGACTCGCATCACGACTAACGCCCGTGCGCGCACGCTGCCCGCCCCAACCTCGGAAGATGCCTGATTTATCGTGCTGACTTAGAATGATCTTCGTCGGACCGTTTGTCGAGTGCACGCACCCGACGACGACGCCTGGCTCTATGAGCACAGCCGCGTCCTCGGCGAGCGCATCCGCGCCGAACGGCAGCGGCGCCGCATCTCTCAAGAAGACCTTCACCTGGGCGCCGGCATCAGCCGGGATGTCCTCCAGCGCATTGAATCCGGCCGCCACAACACGACCTTTCACACGCTGCTGCGGATCGCTCGCGTCCTCGATGTGCCTCTCGCTGACCTCGTGAGGTGAGCGGCCCGCCCCCTACAGGGGAGCGTGGGGCGAGCCGCTCAGGTCACCAGCGCGATCGGCGACACGGGGACACGCTGGTGACGATTGGGCCCGCTGGCGGCACGTTCGCCCTGTGACGCCAGCGGGAGTCATACCTCGGCGACCCTCCGGCCTCGCGCGCGGGGCGCGGCGGCCGCTGCGAGGGCGCGGAGCGTGGCCCTGTCGTACTTGTCGTAGTGGTCGCCGCCGTGCTCGGGCGACCGGGTGCAGTGCTGCTCCCGCACCCCGAAACGGATCCAGCAGTACCCGGCGGCGCGGCCGGCGGACCGGGCTGCTTCCTGCTGGCGATCGACGCTCTCCTTCTCGCTCATCGACGGGTCTCCAGGGCGAGGGAGCGCAGCTGCTGCGAGGCCGGGCAATAGTCGTCGCGGAGGCACGTCGTGCAGGTGCGGCGGTGGTGGTAGTAGCTCTTCCGGGCCTGCTCGTTGATGCAGCCTCGGCAGGCGACGGGACGGATCGAGTCCACCATCGGGAGTTCCCGCACGCCGAGGTCGACGTCGGTCTCCGCAGTGACCGCCGTGTTGCACCATGGGCAAGCCCGGCCTCGGCGCTGATCGTCGGTCATGAGCGAGTACATGCCCGCCAAGGGGATCAGTGCCGCGCCGCTCGCGAGCCAGCCGACCGGCGGTGCATCGCTCACGAGGCAGGCTCCTCGCCCAGTCGCGGGCCGAAAGCGTCCTCGATCGCCGCGAGGAGCGCGGCCGGGTCGGTGTGCCAGCCGCCGTCGCCCGGGCACATCCGCCAGTGGGGGCCCGGCCCGGTCGTCCGCCGCTCAGGCGGGAGCGGTACCCGCGCCCCTCCCGGCATAGCGCGGGTGTTCTCGGCGTCCCAGTCGGCGGCCGTGCCCAGCGGCACGAAGAAATACAGGGCGCCCTGCACCGGATCCTCCACGACCGCGCCGGCACGGGTACCCAGGATGGACATCGCGGCAAGACCGAGCTGTCGGGGTACGCGGATGACGTCCCATTCGTCGGGGACGGCCGGTAAGGCTGTGGTCGGCGTCGGCATGGTCTGCTCCTCGGCACCAGATGTGATCGGGTGCGTACAGAGTGGCCCGCATCACAACGGCTTCCGAGGACTTCGAGAGGTCTCTTGCTGGGCGAGAACAGGACTTTCGTTGCGCCCGGCGGGTGACGGCTGGCCATCGAGGGGACTTCCGGCAACACTGTCGGCAGCACACGACGACGGAGGTGCCCACCGTGGCCAACACCTGGCTCAAGGCGGCCCGGCTCGCGGCCGGTTACCACTCTCAGCAGGCCCTCGCTGATGCGCTTCAGGTAGGCGTACGGCAGGTCCGCCGGTGGGAGTCCGACCAACCGCCGCTGCCGCAGCCCGAGGTGGCTCAGGCTCTCACGCGCCTGCTCGGCCAGGACCTCAATTCGCTGGGATTCACCACACCGGACGGGACGGCACCTGCCCGGCGGACGGTGCTCGCGGCCACGGCCGCCGCGGTCGGACTTGCCGCCGTCCCCACACAGGCCGTCGCCGTCCAACCGGCCACCGCGGCCGACGACTACGAGGCGGTCACCCGCTCGCACAGGCGCCTGTACTGGTCGGTGGCCCCGGCGACCCTGCACCCTGCGGCGATCGCCCACGCCACCCTCGGTTGCGCGCTGCTCCCCGAGGCGGCTGGGCAGACGCGGAAGCGGATCGCGGGGGCGCTTGCGGAGACGTGGCTGCTCGCTGGGCGGATCGAGTTCTTCGACATGCGCGACGCCGACCGGGCGCAGCACACGCTGCTTCGCGCGCTCCAGGCCGCAGGCGAGGCCGATGACTCGCTGCTCGGAGCCGCGGTGCTCGCCCACATGGCTTTCGCCCCCGCGTGGGAGGGCGACCGTGAGGCGGCCGTCGAGCGGATGGTGGCCGCGCGGACGTACGCCCGTCGCGGTCCGGCGTCGGCCGAGCTGCTTGCCTGGCTGGACGCGGTGGAGGCTGAATGCGAGACACGGTGCGGCAACACCCGCACCGCCCTGCACCTGATCGGGCACGCTGAAGACGTCCTCGCCGACGGCAGCGAGCACGGCAGCCCCGACTGGCTGGACTGGTTCTCTTCAGTCCGGCTCGCCGCGTTCAAGGGCAACACGCAGCTGCGCGCCGGCCACCTGCTGCAGGCCCGGGAGACGCTCCTCGGAGTCCTCGACGCGCTCGACCCCGAGGAGAAGCAGACCACCGTCATCCTCGGCGACCTGGCCGCCGTCGAAGCCGCGGCCGGCGACCCCGACGCCGCCTGCGGGTACGCGCTCCGGGCTCTCGACCAACTCGAACGCACCTGGTACGCCATGGGTATGGACCGGATCCGCGAGGTGCGGCGCGTGCTGGCGCCGCACCAACACGAGGCGTGCGTGCGGGAGCTGGACGACCGGCTGTACAGCTGGTCTACGACGGTCAGCGCGCTTGCTCGTTGAACCGCTGGATCTCGGGCGACAACTCCAAGAGGCTCTCCACACGGAAGGTGGGGAGCTTCTCCGCTTCCTCGGTCCGCCACTGGATCGTCGCCCACGGCCCGCGGTGCACCAGCGCAGTGTGCATGCCAGCGGCGACGGCCGGGCGGATGTCATTGTCGACGCGGTCGCCGACGTACAGCATCTCGTCGGGCTCGGCGGGGACCACCTCAGCGACGCGGTCGAAGAACGCGCGGTCCGGCTTTGAGGCGCCCCAGTCGTCGCTCGTGCCGATCAGGTCGACGTCCGGAGTGAACAGCTCCCGCAAGATGCGGCCGGCGCGGACGGTCTGGTTCCCGGCGATACCCAACCAGAGGCCGTCGGCGCGGAGGGTGGCGAAGGCGTCGCGGACGTCGGGGTAAAGGTCGTCCTCGTCGAAGGTCTCCGGCTGTCCGGCTTCGGCGCGCTTCTCGCGCTCCTCGTAGAGGTCGAAGCCCGGTCGGAACTCCTGGAAGACGTCACGGTAGTCGCGGCCCTGGGCGATGACGGCGCCGAACATGGCGGCGAAGGTGTGGCGGGGGACGCCGAGCCAGTCGGCCCAGGTGCCGTACTCCCGGGTCTCGTCTACGAGGCACTCGCCCACGTCGAAGATCACAGCGCGAATCATGGGCCTGAGCGTATCCGGGCATGACGAAAGGGCCCCCACCGCCCGGAGGCGATGAGGGCCAAGGTCATGGGTACTGCCGGCGCTGCGGGTCCAGTGCCAGGGACGGAGGGCTCGTCGGCGGGTCCGGCTCACCATCACTCGGCGCACCGTCACGCCGGCACACCAGCGCGTCGGGATCGTCGGCCAGCGGTTGGAGGCTGTAGCCAGCCGGGCAGGACGGTCCCGCCGGGCCTTGCTCGCCGCGCGGCCCTTGTTCGCCCTGTGGCCCAGCTGGTCCGGCGGGGCCCGCCGGTCCTGCGGGGCCCGCCTCGCCCTGCGGTCCCTGGACGCCGTCCGTACCGTCGGCCCCTGGGGCCCCAGGTTCGCCGTCCTCGCCCGGAGCTCCGTTCTCGCCGGGCGCTCCGTTCGTTCCGTCTGCGCCCGGGGCACCGTCTTCTCCTGCGGCCCCCGGCTCGCCGTCCGCACCCGGGCGGCCTGGGTCACCCTTCGGGCCCGGTATGGGCACCGGCACTTCAGCACGGGCCGGCAGATCCTGGATCGCACGAGCCGGATCCGGTGCCGCTGGCTCCTTGCCCTCGGCCTTCACCTGCTCGCGCAGCACGCGCACGTCTCCGGCCAGCGTGCTGACCGCGTCGCCGCGCCGGTTCGCTTCGTCGGCGAGAGCGTCCGCGCGGCGTGCCTCGGCGTCGATTCGCAGCCACACCAGGACGATCGCCCCCGACAAGACGAGCAGTACAGCGGCGACCGCGAGGGACCGCCACCGTTGCGCGAGGATCGGCTGAGCATGACGACTCACGTGGGCTGTCCCCCTAGCTCGACGATCCGCTCGCGCAGTTGCTGGTTCTCGGCGGTGAGTTCCGCGATCCTCGCCTGCAATGCCGCCTGGTTGGCTCGTTCACTGGCGAGTTCGGCGTAGGCCGCGGCGAGGAGCCGCTCGTTCTCGACGATCCGGTCCCGCGCTTTGTCCCGCTCTTCTTGCAGGTTGTCGACGAGCGACGAGTAGCCGCCGAGCACGGCGCCGCTGTGGCTCGCACGGTTCTCGCCTCGCTTCCCGACGAGCGCGCCCGCGGCCGCCGCGAGTCCGACGACGATCGTTCCGACGGCGGCGAGCGTCGCAGCGTCCACGGGCGTCCTCCGATGGTGCGGTGGGGGTCGAGCGCGGCCGGGCGGCCGACGCCATCCGGCGGGATAACGCCGGCCGCGCCGCCACGCCCGGCATCAGACGTTAGAGCGCGGTGTGTGCGGTGCTGCCCACCCAGCGATCCACGAAGCGGCGGCCGGGACGAGGGCGAGGACGAAGGGCTCCAGCGCGTCCGGCATGCCGGAGATCAGCGACGGGTCGTCGGTGACCGCGCCGAGGATGGCGAGTCCGGCGAGGCTTGCGAGGTAGGCGAGCGCACTGGACGCCTTGACCTTCTTCTCGATGGGAGCGGAGGGAGTTGCCATGGGTGTTCCTCTCAGACGGGCTGCGCCAGCTGGCGACAGCCGATGACGGTTCCACTGGAGTTGCGGACCTCGCGGTACGGGACGAGGAGATCCGAGCGGCGCGGGGCCAGCGCCAGGGCCAGGGCCAGCGACACGACGTACGAGACGCCGGCGCGGCGGCGAGGAAGCCCAGCCGCGTGCCCGTACTGGACGAGCTCCACCTGGATGCCCTCCCGCAGCTCGCTCTTGATCGGGATGACGCTGAGCATGGCCGGCTTCGGCTCCGGTTCGATGACGTACCGGAGCCCCGGCTCCAAGTCGTCCAGGCCGTCGGGCCGGTCGTCGGCGTACACCCGGATCGGGTGCGGCGTGAGGTTGACGATCACCCGGCCGGTCAGCCCTTCCAGACGAGGACGGTCAGGACTGCGCTGGTGATCGTGACCGGCTTCTTGCTCTGGTTGAGCAGGAAGATCCGCATGGTGCGGTCCTTCGCGAGCTCCTTCGTCAGCGGGATGGTCGCGAACGTGCCGCCCTCCGTTCCGATCACCTCGGTCGCCGGGTGGTCGTGGGCGTGCTTCTCGCCGGCGTACTCCGACATGCGGGCCTGGATGACGTCGCCGACGGGCAGCCCGGTCGCGATGAGGCTGAGGGTGCCGGTGAACCGGGCCGGGCCGCGGGCGAAGACGACGCCTCCCGCGGTGTGGTCGTTGGTCTCGTCGGTCCACTCGGCGGTGAACTCGACGCTGTCCCACTTGCCGGGCTGGAGGGTCTGCGGCTTGCTGATGCCGAGGTTGACGTAGGCGGGCATGTCGTCGTCCTCCTGGACGGTAGTGGCGGTGACGAGCTGCTTCGCGCGGTCGACGATCTCGGGGAGCTGGGCGACGATCCGCGTGCCGGGGCAGGAGGTGTGGCCGCCCCAGGCGGAGCCGCCCATGGCGTGGTAGCCGAGGCCGCGGTCGGTCGGGCTGGTGGCGACCTTCAGCGGTACGCCGTCGGTGACGTGCGCCCAGGCGAGCACGCGCGCGTTGGCGTCGAGCTGGGCGACGGTGAGTGCATCGCCGCCCTGGCCCTCGTTCTCCACGCTGATCCACGTGCTGTTACCGGCGGCCTGGGCCCAGGCGCGGTCGGCGGTGTCGACCCACTGCCGGAGCTCGCCGTCCTTGCCGGTGCCGAAGTGCGACGAGGCCTGCGCCTTGCTGTTGCGGAACCAGCTGTCCGTGCCGTCGAGAGTGCCGGCCATGATGTGGACGACGACGCCGCGGACCTCGGCTTGCCCGCCGCGGGTGTAGTTGGTGGGGATCGGTCGCCAGAGGGCGCCGGGCATCCGGGCCATGGGGCCTCCAGACATGAGAAAGGCCCCGGCCAGACGGCGCGGGGCAAGGTGAACCGGACGGTCAGGCGAGGCGTCGAACCTCCATGTACGAGCCCGCGCCCAGGCGAGAAGCGGCCGCGTCCGTCGTCTGCTGCGCCCACTGGATCGCGACGGTGCCCGCGACGCTGGTGGAGAGAATGCTCTCCTCGATCGCGACACAGAGCAGCGCCGGGTCGCCGCGGGTGCCGTAGATGCAGGAGGTGCCGTAGACGTGGACGCCGAACCGACCTTGGCCGCCCGATGAGGTGCCGGACAGGACGACGCCCTGGTCCGGGCCGATTGCCGAGCGGAGTCCGCTCGCCCCGGACGGCACGGTCCACGCCGTCCGGAAGCGGCCAGTATTCGTGGCGCCGAACTGCAAGAAGAACTTCACGTGGTAGGTGGCGCCGGCCTCCAGCGTCGTCTTCAGCTCCGGGTCGTCGGCCATGGTGGCGGTCGCCCTGTCCGTGTTGTTCACCTTCCAGGTGATGTCCGGCAGCATCGACGCCAGGACAGCAGACGACAGCTTCGTCCCCGGCGGGATGATCGGGTACTTCGACACACGCTCCTCCTACAGGGCAACAATCGACGGAGCGGCCAGCCGGACATCGGCCCCGGCCACATGGGGCTTGGTGATGCCGTTGACGGATCGGGTGACGTGCAGCATCTGCGGCGAGGACGTCAGGTTGTCCCAGGTGATCGCAATCGGCAGCGCGTTGGTGTTGCCGGTCGGGACGAGGGAGCGCAGACCGATACCGCCGGGGCCCGGCAGGGCGGTATCGGTCGCGGTGACCTGCCAGTCGGCAGGTTCCGTGTCCTGAGCGCGCCAGGCCTTGGCGCTGAGCTGGGAACCTGCCACCTTCAGCCGCACCCGGTAGGCCTGCCCGGCGACGTGCGTCATGGATGCGGCCGCCGTGGCCAGCAGGGCTTCCCCGGGCGTCCGCTTGCGCAGGCTCAGCTCTGTGGTCCCTGCGGTTGAGATGGTGAGGCGCGCCATGTAGTAGGACGTCACGGTGGGATCAGTGCGGGCCAGCACAAACGCGTACAGCGCGTCTCCGGTCGGCATGACCGGAATGGCGACGGTCACGGTCAGGTCGACGTCCGCGACCTGCACGGGCAGCGACGTGCTCCGGAAGACGTTCCGGGAGGTGCCGACGTGCCGCCCGACGCCGCCGGTGACGTCGTAGTCCGTGGCCAGCGTGCCCCCGGCAGCGGTCCACGACTGTCCGCTCGCCGCCGTCCCCCAGCCGCCGGTCACCGTGCGGGTGAACGAGTCTTCTGCGGTCCCGGTGACGGCGTTGACGGTCATCACCTCCCCGCCGACGCGGACACCGAACGGTAGGGCTGCCGGGTCGGTCGTCCAGGCCGGGCCCGCCGTCATAGTCACCGGCACAGTGGTGTCGTCCGCGTCGACGGCTGCTGCGAGTTGGCTGCCGTCGGTGTCCACCCGGCCCAGCACAGCATCGCCGAGGACGCCCACCTGCCACGGCCCGGCCGGTACGCAGTCGAACGTAATGGTCCACTTGCGGGGCAGCAGGGTCTCCTTGAGGCCCATCACCATCAGGTCGACGTCGTCCGGGGCCACCCACTTCGGCATGCCCTCCAGGCGGATGACGTCTCCCTCGCGGAGCGCGAGTACCTGCGGGATCAGCTCTGGGTGCCTGTGCAGGTTGACCGTGACGGCCGGGTAGCGGGGCTCGTCCCACGTGCCCAAGTGCAGCTCCCAGTACGCCTTCGGGCCGGTCTGCTCGTCCGTCGCCAGCGACAGGGTGATCGCATCGTCGTATACGCCGACACCGGCCGGCGGGTCCTGCACCGACAGCGGCCCCGACTCCAGGACCACCCGTGTTGAGCTGCCGCCCTCGCGGGTCACGGTGACGTCGTTGCGGAGATCGCTGTCGTCGTCCACTGGCTCCAGCGGCGCGGCAACCTGGCCCTGCGCATAGTCCAGGATGAGAGCGGGCGTCTGCGAGTACAACGTCGCCCGCGGCCGGTAGAGCAGCCGTAGTGCGGTCTGGTCCTCGGTCAGCATGCCTCCGTCCGCGTCGGTCGCGGTCTTCACCAGGTCGAGAACGGGCTTCATCGCCTGCCCACCGACCGGCTCGGTCGTGGTCGGTGGGCCGGTGACCGTCAGCGGGATGCCCTCCTCGCTGACGAGGCGCTGCATGCGCGCGCCTGCCGCCTCGCCCGACCAGCCGACGATGGCGTTGTCGTAGGCGTCCGTATCGAACGTCGGCCAGACCGAGATGTGGCCGATGGCCATGCCGTTGACGTCGGGGTGGTAGCCGCCGGGCGGTGCGCTGACGCCCGTCGGCCGGCCGGTGACGCCCGGCACGGTGTTCTCGTAGGAGCCCGCTGAGCCGTTGACATCCGTCCAGACGATGGCGTAGCGGATGTTGCTGCCCTGCTGCTCGACGGCGAACCGGGCCTTGACCCACTTACCGAAGATGTCGGTGCCGGTGTCGATGGTGCGGTCGACGATGGTCTCGCCCTCGTAGCCGACACCCCAGAGACGTGCGGTGTCCGGGCCCTGCTGGACGTACCACTCGCGGACGGTGCCCGTCGTGTAGACCATCATATAGGTCCGTCGGTTCGGTGGGATCTGCGGCATGTGGTACATCCAGACCACGGACCAGGCGGGCAGGCTGGCCCATGATCTGTTGATGACCCAGCCGAACAGGTCTGAGTACGCACCGTCCCTGCCGTTGAGCGTGGGCAGCGGCGCCGATGAGGCCAGTGAGCTATCCGCGGCCCACTGCACGTTGGTAAGGGTCAACGGCTCGCCCCCCGGGAGCGGCGAGTAGGCGCGGGTGGCGGCTTCTCCCTCCTCCATCGGCCAGTAGGCCAGCGGGTTGTAGGAGGGGATGCGGCGGCGCAGCGCGGAGTCCAGGGGCTTGGTGCCCTGGTTGAGGCGGCGCAGGATGCCGGACGCCTGCACGGGCACCCACGCGTCCGCCTCGGAGGGTTCCCACTTCTGTGGCCACTCGCTGATCTCGCCGATGAACCGGTCCACGCGGTCCCGGATCTCGGCATCGCCGGACAGGGACCAGGCGCGGCCGGCGCTGTCCGTGAAGGCCGTAGTGCCCGCGGCCTGGACGGTGAAGTCTGGGCGGGCGACGACCGTGCCGTTGATGCCGTTGCGGACCTCCGCCCGGTAGACCCGTCCCGCCATGCGCTCCCGGTCGGGGTCGCTGTCCGTCTGGTACGGCGCAATCTCCAGCGCGGCAGTGGAGTTGACCAGTGTGACCGGCCCGAATCCGGTGAAGATCAGGTCTCCGCCGAACTGCGTCCACGGCCCCGCAAGGGACGGCGCCGAGTAGAACCGCGTCGTCACTCCGCCGGCGCCGTTGTCTACGTCTGCGGTGACGCGGAGCGCGGCCCGCCGAGGAAGGGCAGGCAGCGGTGCGAAGGAAACGAAGCTCCTCGCCGTCTCGACTGGGGTGACGAACGCGCCGAAGCGCAGCATGCCAGCCTCGACCCGCAGGGCCCAGGACCGGTTGAGGGCCGCGCCCCACTTGCCGATGAGGAACGTCGGGACCGGCGTGTACCAGTCGGCCTCGCCCTCCCAGCGCACGTCGAGGTCGCCGGTGATGTCCAGGCTTGCGTGGTCGGGCGTGGAGGCGTAGGTCGTCGGGGCGCCGTCGAGCTGAAGGTACGACTCGACGCTGGGCAGCGACAGCCTGACCCGGGTGTTGCGGCCGATCTTCCCGTAGTACGGGCTCATCGGGTTGCGCGGCGAGTACTTGCCGTCCTTGTTGTTGATGGTCATGGGCACGGCCGCCGGGTCAGCGACCGTGCCCTCGTCGCGGATACCCCGCTGGTGGGTGAGCGGGCTCCGGGTGTACAGAGGGAGCTTCTCCCACTGCCCGCCTACAAGGATCTCCGCGAGCAGGCCCAGCGGCTCCTCGGGAAACGCCATGTCACCTTCCTCCCTTGCCGAGCACCACCTGCACGTCGCCGCCGCTGATGCCGACACGCTTGCGGATGGTGCTGATGATCAGGTCGCCCCACTCGTCGCCGCCGGTAATCCGAACCGTTGGGATCGATCCCGTCCCCGAGGCCCCGCCCGCGCCCACGGCTGAGCCGACAGCGCCGGCGTACGACGCGGACGGGGTCGGCACGTTCACGAGGTTCGCCATCGTCCGGTCGACCTCCCCGGCGGTGGACTCGATGCCGGCGACGATGCCGCGCGGGATCCACCGACCGACCTCGTTCGCGAACACCTTGCTCGGGCTCGCGATGCCCAACGCTTTGGCCACGGGCCCAGGGAGGACAGACCCCGCCCAGCTCATGACCTGGCCCTTGATCCAGCTACCCATCGACCGGATGCCGTTCCACAAGCCCCGGACGACGTCCTGCCCCTTGCCGTAGAGCAAGGAGCCGAGGGAGCCGATGCCTCGGGAGATCTGGCCAGGCAGACCGCGCGCCCACGCGACCGCCTCCTGCCCCTTGCGGACAGCGCCGTCCTTGAACCGCTGGAACGAGGTACGCGCCGCGCCGGTGAGGACGGCGGAGAGTCCAGAGATCGCCGACCCGATCCGGCCTGGGAGGCCGGTCAGCCAGTCCCGTAGTTCGGTCATCTTGCGGACGGCCCAGTCCTTCGCCTGCCCGAACCAGCCGCTGATCTTCCCGGGGATGGTGCCGAACCAGGCGATCGCCGCCAGGATCCCGTCCTTCGCCCACACGACCTTGGCGACGACCCAGTCCCACGCGGCGAGTGTCACGGCCTTGATCTGATCCCAGTAGGTGACGATCAGCAGGACCGCACCCGCAAGGATGGCGACCACCCCAGCGATGATCCAGAACATGGGGTTCGCCAGCATCGCGCTGTTCATCGCCCAGACGCCGATCGAGGCGACAGCGAACGCCGTACCCAACGCCGTGATCCCGGCCGCCAGCCCCAGCACCAACGGCTTGTTGTCCGACATCCACGAGAACACGCCTTCCAGCCGAGGCACTACCTGGCTGCCGAGGAAGTCGACGAGGTTCTGCTGCATGCCCCGCTTGAACGCTTCCAACCTGGCACCGGAGTTGTCGCGGAGCTTGTCGCCCATCTCATCGGCCTTGCCGCCGACCTGTCCCAGTGCGTCGGTGGCCTCCGACGGGTCCAAGGAGTACAAGGCGCGCTGTGTGTCCTCGGCCTTCGTACCGAACAGCGCCAGCGCCAGCTCGGCGCGCTTCGCCGGGTCCTTGACCCCGCGCAGCTTGTCGAAGACCTGATCCAAGGCAGCGGTCGCCTCCGGACCGCCCTTGGAGAAGACGCTCTGCATCTCCTTCCCGGACAAGCCGATCGCGGCGAACGCCTCATCGACGGCCTTCCCGCCGCCCTGCGTGATCAGGACAAACTCCTTCAGGCTGTCAGCGACCACGTCCGTGTCGCGTGCGCCCGCGGCCATACCTTGCGAGAGCAGGCCCGTCGCCGTCGTCGCGTCCAGGCCCATCTGTCGGAAGATCGTGGAGTACTCGTTGAAAGTGTCGGCGATGTCGTCGGCCCTCGGGCCCATCCGCTGCATGCCAGCGGTGAGCGCGTCGAGTGCCTCAGTGCCGTTCTTCGCCAGTCCCGTTTTGATCATCTGGCCGACCGCGTTCGCCGTCTGCCCAAGATCCAGCTCGAAGGTGCTGGCGAGGTCGGAGACGTTCGTGGCGATCTGCTTCAGCTGAGCCTGCGTCGCCCCGGGCGGGGCAATGCCCGCGCGCATCACCGCGCTGATCGTGTCTGCGGCGGTCTGGAAGTCTTCCGTGACTGCTTCCGCGTACAGAGAGCCAGCCAGCTTGCCGTACTTCTGGGCCTCCGCGGGTGTCGCTCCGAGCTGCGCGGCCAGACGCCCCGTGATGCGGGACTGGTCCATCGACTCCTGCATGCCCGCCATCAGCATGGCGCCAGCCGCGATTCCGGCGCCGGCTGCGGCCAGCTTCAGCCGGGCTCCGAGCCGCTGCCCGATGCTCTCCCCGGCTTCGTCTGCGCCCTCGCCGCCGGAGTCGGCCAGGCCGTCACCGAGGGCGTCTCCTGCGTCGTCTCCCGCCCGCCGTGCCGCGGTGGTGGCGTCACCGCCGGCCGTACGGACGGCGGACACGAACCGGCCACGCAGGTCACGGATGCGGCCGTCGGCGCCGCGGACGAAGCCGTCGCCGAGCTGCTGCCCGGCCTGCTGTCCGGCGCTGTCGGCGTCCGAGGCCATGCGCTGCCCGGAAGCGCGCATGGCTCCTTCGGCCTGACGCAGGGCGGTGGGGACGCCGTCGGCGTTGAGGGAGATGACGCCTGTGAGTTCGCCGACGACGAGGGCCACGGCTACCTCCTCCTGGGGATGCGGGGTTGCTTGGGCGGGGGAGGTGCGAAGTGCCTGCTGATGCGGGACTCGGCGGAGACGAGGCCGTAGAGGCGGGTCTGGAACCAGCGCCACGACCGGCGGTCCAGCAGGCCGTCCTCGTTGAGGTCGAGACCGTAGGTGTCCTGGAAGTCCGCCTCAACGAGCGGCCACTGCTCCAGCAGGTCTGCGCGGGTTACCCGCTTGCCCTTGGAGCGCGCTTGCGACGCTGGCGGGAGCCCGCCCTCGTACCACTCGTAGAGCCCCGTGATCGGGTCCCGTTCGCCGCGGCCGACGCCGAGGGCGCTGACCTCTGCTGGCGACGAGCCGCCCGATTCGGGGCCAAGAGAGAAGGGTCGCCACCGCTGCTCCAGTACTTCGCGGCGGTCTCCCGGTCGTTGAGGACCCACACCATGGCCGTGATGGCGACGTGCCGGAAGCGGCTCCAGGACAGGTCGCTGGCGATCTCGTCGTGGACGGGGCCGAGGACCAGCCGGTACAGGTCGCGTTCCTCGTCGTCGTCGAGGACTTCCACGTCCGGCTCGGTGCCGTTGAGGAACAACTTCGCCGCCATCTTGGTGATCTGCTCGACGCGCAGGCCGGCGCGGGCGGACGGCGACGGGATCCGGTAGACGCGGGTCTGCCCGCCCTCGGTGAGGACGGGCAGCTCAAGGTAGTCGTCGAGGAAGTCGCCGAGCGCTTCGAACGTAGCGGCCATCAGGGCGTCACCAGCGGGTTGGTGATCGCTGTGCGCGGGCCGTCGCCCGTGAAGGTGATCTCCACCTCGCCCAACGCGGAGTACTCGCCGCCGGACGGCGCCCAGGTGGGGATGGCCTTGCCCTCGTAGGCCTCGGGCAGGCCGTCGCGGTTCATCCACCGCAGGTGCACGAGGTTGGCTTCGCCGTACTCGTCGGAGGCCAGACGGATCGCCTCGTGTACCGGGTTGTAGACCTTCTGGGCCTTGCTGGCCTTGCGGCGGATGGTGACCGACAGCTCCCAGGACTGGGCGGTCTTGGTGTTCCCGGCCCAGCCGTCGGAGTCGTAGTCCGAGCTGTCCTCGATGTTCGGCTCGGCGGACGGCTGGAACTCCCTCACTCCGGGGCAGAGCTGCCAGTCCGGCGTGGTGTCTGTGCCCATGTTGACTTCAAGCCGCCACTCCCGGGCGAGCTCGGTCTCGGTGGTCTCGACGGGTGTCGACATGCTCTCTCCTCAGTCGATCAGATGGGGCCCGGACCTGACCGTCCGGAGGTAGTAGTTCGCGACCAGCTCCATGCGGCCGCGGCTGTCCTGGCCGATCCACGCCTGGGACTGGCGCCAGGAGATCTCCACCCACACACCGCGCAGTCGGTAGCTGCGGCGGTTGTGGAGGACGTTGAACACGGCCTCGGCGAGGTCCACCAGACCGGCCGCGTCCGTGCCCCAGCGCATGCGCGCCTGGATGCCGGTGACCGAGTCGGTGGAGTCGTCGGCGGCGACCGGGTACGGGGTGAGGCCGAGCACCCGGTCCGGACCGTCCGGCGACTTGCCCAGCACGATGCCGGTCACGTCGGCCGGCAGGACCGCGTCCGGGGCGTATCGGCCGATGCCCTCCGCGTCGAGGAGCTCGGCGACGCCCTGGAGCAGAGCAGCGTCGTGGCTCATCGCAGGGCCCGCCTCAGCTGCGCGGCGATGATGTCGCGTACCTCACTGCGGCTCTCGTTGAGGCTGTTCTCCAGGTACTTGGCCTCGCGCCCCGGTGCGTGCCGGTAGTCCAGCCGCTCGTGCTGGGCCACGGCGTACGGACCGTCGTACGACACGGCGGCCTGGAGGTCCCCCTCGTCGACGCTGGCCGTGCCGGTGTTCTGGAGGAAGCCCTCGTCGAGGGGCACGCGGTCGTTGCTGACGGAGAGGACGTGCTCGGCGCCGAGGAAGGCGCCGCGGGCGGCGGCGGCGCGGAGTTCCCGCCTCTTCTATTGGAGTTGGATCTCCACGTGGTCCGGCGTCGCCAACCCGCCGCCGTCACGGGGCAGGCAGGCAATCACCTTGGTCGTACGGCCGGACGGGAGTGCGACGCGTGAGAGCGGTGGGATCTTCGTGCCCGGGGCTGCGTAGGCGGTCGAGGAGGACGTCACCGACTCGCCGCCCGGGGAGACGACCGCGCGGGTCTGCTCGTCCACGAAGGCGCGCACCTGCTGCGGTGGCCCGTACAGCGGGCCGGTGCTGGAGTCACCCAAGTACGGTTCGATGACGATGCGGTGGCGGAGCAGCCAGCCAGGGATGCGGCTCACCAGGGCACCGCCACCGCGCCGATGTACAGCTTGCCGTTGAGGGTGGGGGCGCGCAGCTCGTCGGCGACCTGCGGGGCGATCTGCCGTGCGGCCGAGTCGTCGCCCGACACGCTCGTCACGGACCGACCGAGGTTCACGCTGCCGATCGCCACCGAGCCGTATCCCACGCCGGCCGCGCCCCGGCTGTCGCCGATCTCGTCCCACCACGCGACCTGAGCGCACACCGCCCGGCCAATCGCCGCGGCGACGTCCGGATCGGTGGGCATGCCCGCCGCGTCCACGTCGTACCGGCAGTACGCCAGCACCCGTGCATCGAGCATCCTGGAGGCGTCCGCCAGCAGCCCAGCCGACTCCAGCGGCGGCGCCGCGCGGAGGTAGTTCGCCAGGTCGGTTGTCGTCGCGTACATCCGGCCGGTCTGCCCGTCGCCCGGCACCGGTGCCACCGCGATCTGCTGGTTCTCAACGCTCGCGCCGGTGCCGGTCACCGTCCAGCGCAGCAGCCACACCCCGGCCAGGGTGTAGGCGAGCGGTGCCGTCCACGTCTGCCCGCCGTCCACAGTCGAGGTGACCGGTGTGGACGTCGCCCCGTCCGGGGCGGTCACCAACAGGGCGGCCGTCGTGGTCTGGTCGTACGGGGTGACGAGCAGCTGCGCGGTGACCCGGTCTCCGACGTCGGGCATCAGCCACCTCCTGTGGTCGAGGGCGTCAGGGACGGCCCGGCTACGGATGCGATCAGGCGCGGGCCGCCGGTGGACGGGGCCAGCACGGGACCGGTCACGCTCGAGGTGAGGTCATCAGCCGGCCGCTGCTTCAGCCAGGGCACGGGGCTTGCCCGGTCTGCCTCCTGCGCGGCCCGGAGACGGCGAGTCTGGAACGGCTGCCGGATCCGCCCAGCACCGTCGGTGGCAACCGCGCGGCGGAGCAGCTGGTGCTTCCCGGCCGCAGCCGCGGCGGCCTGCTCCGTGCAGCGCGCGACACCGAGCCGCAGCACCTTGCCCGCAGCCACCTCGACCGCACGGTCCGCTGTCGACGTGACTCCGAGCGGAACGGTGTGGCCGGCGTCGAGCGGGGCGCTGGTCTCGGCCGTGGTGGCGACGCCCAGCACCAGCTGCTTGGAGGCGGTGAGCGGGGTCGCGTCTTCGGTGTCCCAGGCGGAGCCGATGTCGCCGGAGGAGCGCAGGTGCAGCATGCGGGCCCGGCTCGTGTTGGCGGCGGTGCCCAGCGTCAGGTGCTTCCCGAGCGTGAGCGTGCCCGCGCCCGCCTGCTCGCGCGCGGCACCCAGTGGTAGGGCCCGGGCCACGGTGAGCCGTTGTGCGCGCTCCTCGGTGGTCGCCGTGTCGAGCGGGTGGGTCTTGGCCGCGGTGACCGGCAGCGCGTCGTCCCCGGCCGCCGCCAGGCGCAGGGTCGTCGTCTTGCTGCCGGTCACCGGGTGCCCGCGGTCCATGGCGCGGGCGTCTGCCAGCCGGGTTTCCCCGGCAGTCACGTAGCTGTCTGCGAGGTCAACGGCTGCGGCGGTGCCGAGCAGCAGCCGCTTGCGGGCGACGAGCGGGCGCGCGCTGTCAGCGGCCCGGGCGGGCCCGGGGGTCGTCG